GAGGTGACCGCTTTTGGCGCCTCAGGCTGGACGATAACGCCACGTGTCGCAGCGGCTAACATGTGGGCTTTTTACACCGCGATTCGGTGCCCCTCGAATACTGTGTCTTTGGTGACGCATGCCGCTCCTACGACTGAAGGCAATCAGTCTAATACCACCCTGACGTTTAAGCCCCAGTACCTCGAATTTTTGTATAGCCGTCAAACTTCAGTGAACAGTCTGACCACGAATGATAACGCCGTGCAGTTCGGCGGTGCCGCCATCACGGTTTCGAGTCAGACCAGTTACTGCACCACGGTGGACGACGGCGCGGGAGTGACCGACTCTCAATCCATGGCCGACAACATCGCGGTGAACGCAGTCGATCACATTGGGGCGGATGAGTACAAGGCGATATCTCCCACGTTCAATGCGGATGGGTGGACGCTCAACTTTTCATCCGTGCGTGGCTCTGCCAGCCAATGGGCGGGGCTGACGTTTGAAGAGAACGCAGGTGGGGGCACCACTCGGAATCTCTCGATGTCTGCCACGATTGCCAGCATGACACCGTCTGTAGACGGGGTACTCGATCGCAAACTCTCAATGGTTTTGGCGCAAGTTTCAACGACTCCGAGTATTGATCTCTCCTTAACTCGCAACCTGTCTGCCCCCATTACGATTGCCAGTACAACGCCATCCGTAGATGGGATGCTCGATCGCAGGTTGTCAGTTTCTTCTTCTGCCCTTAGCTTGACGCCAGCTGTGGACAGTGTACTGAATAGAGCTTTGTCTCTTGACACAACCATTCCAAGCTTTACCCCGGACATCGATATTTCCATTTCCGGCAATCGACAATTAACACTTTCCGTAAACATATCGAGCACAACGCCGGACCTTGATTCTATCCTGGATCGTGCTTTAGGCATGTCCCTCTCGCTAGGGAGCACGACTCCGAATGTAGATGTCATTCTTCAGCGCGCATTATCGGGATCGCTTTCATTCTCTAGCACGACTCCGGATATTGCCCTTCTCTTAGATCGTGCTCTGTCATTTTCCTTTAACACGGTGAGCACGACGCCCTCTGTGGACTTGATTCTGGATCGTATCTTGTCTATGGCTTTTTCAGTGGTAAGCCTTACCCCGGATATCGATATTGATCTGAGTGGTTCCCGATTATTGACGATGTCCCTGTCTGTTGACTCGTTGACGCCTAATGTGGATGCGGTGGTCCAACGAAACGTGTCTCTGCAATCGAATGTGAGCAGCTCAACGCCGAACATCGAAAGCGTATTGAGCAGGGCATTGACACTAAGCGTTGCTCTTGCGAGCTTGACTCCGGACATCGATATTGATATTTCCGGGGCGAGGTTACTCGCGATGTCCCTCTCGGTATTGAGCAATACGCCAGAAATTGATGCATTACTGAATCGCGCAATAAGTCTGCAATCCCTGATTGCAAGTGTTACTCCAGGTATAAATCTTATTCTGGACCGATCCCTTACCTTCTCAACGTCCATGGGCTCCGCAACCCCGGACGTTGATGCCGTTCTGACGAATTTTCGCGCGTTATCGATGGCGATCGAGAGCCAGAGCCTAACCCCCGATGTGGACAACATTCTGACTCGCGAGTTGGGATTGAGTGCGTTATGCACGAGTTTGACTCCCGATATCGACACGATGCTTTCCCGTATCCTGGCAATGAGTATTGATGTCGCCAGCTTGACACCTGATGACGTGGTGATGGTGTTAGGCGGGCTGGGGGTGATTGTGAATCCTGGTGTAGTGACGTTGACTCGAAGCAAAAATATCGTACAGTTATAGTAAAGGAGAAAAAGATGGGGTCACTCTCAAATTTTGCTGAGGACGCTTGGTTGGATCACCTGATCAATACGGCCTATACGCCTGTCGCGACGGTCTACCTGGCTTTAGCCACAGCAGACCCAACGGATGCAGGAACCGGTGCATCCATGAACGAAACAGCGGATGCACAGGCTTATGCGCGAACTGCGATCCCTTTTGGAGCTGCGACATCTAGAAGGGTGACACAAAATGCTGATGTCAGTTTTCCACAGGCTACGGGCAACTATGCGTCACCTATTACCCACTGGGCAATCGTCGATAATGCCACTCATGGGGCAGGGAATATGCTGGCCCATGGTGCATTCTCCAGTTCCTTTCAGCCGGTTACTGGGAATACACCCAAAGTCATTACGGCACTTCAAGAAGTCTACATCGAAATTACGGCCGGGTCGGGCGAAGGCATCTCGGACTATGCCGTGCATAGCATGCTCGATTTGATGTTTCGCAATGTGGCATTTACGTCTCCAGCCGGCTCAAACTATGTCGCTCTGTCTCAAACTGTGCTTGATGACCAGGATGTAGCGATTGGGGACTTTACCGAGGTGACCGGCACAGCATATGCACGTCAGTTGCTAGATGCAAACGGCGGTTCGTCTCCGACTTGGACGACAGTCAGTGGTGGAGTGGCGAGCAATGCAGCGATTGTAGATTTTGGCACGGTGGGAGCGGGGGGTTGGGATGATTTTGTAGCAGGGCTCATTATTGACTCTGTGTCGGGAGCAGGAAATATCCTATTTTATAATTCTTCAGGACTCGTTGACCAAAGCAACGTGGTCGAAAACGATGAAGTGAATTTTCCGACAAGCTCGATTAGTGTAACCGCAACATAAGGATGGACCAAGCGGTGGGAGGGAACCAGATCCAGGAAGTTGTCATTGTTGGCAATTACGATAATACCAATGATTTTCGGCTAGAATCCGATAACGTCCCTCTTGTGCTCGATAGTGTGACACAAATTGACGCAAATGTTGCTGGTCTTGATGTCACATCAACGAATCAGTCCTCAGACCTCATTCGGTGGAATGTCGTGGGATTCGAAGTGGGGAAAATCCAATGCAAGTTCGGTGCTATCCCAAATTTGACAGGGGGAATGAAGAATTGCTGGTTCATCGTTTTTGATCCCACGAACCTTAACGGAGTGGTCTTCGGACCTATTGACCTGGTTGCCATTGAGTTACCCTAAAGTAGTGAGTAACTCCTTGAAAAGAAAAGCCTAAGCAAAAGCCCGAAACCAGACGTCTATTTTGTGTTTTTATTTATTTGTTCATAAAATAGAGCCAGGCGTTTACCCTGTCCTAGAAGGAGTTGCAATATGCCTGGCTCGGAAGAAGAGGGGAAATATTTATCCCAGAAATGGCTCTTGACCACAATCGTTACCGTGTTAGTTCTTATTCTTTCGAGCATTGCCTCTTTCTATCACATAACGATTACATCAAATAGTAGAGAGGTACTGAATCTCAAAAATCGTGCCGCGTATTCGGAAACACGAGTGAAGGAGATCGAACAAGGGCACAAGGAATTTCACCGCGAACAATTGTCCGAAATGCGAGAATTTAAAGGGCATTTCTATAAAGAAATGGAAGAGTTGAAGCGCAAGTTGTTGGGCTTGGAATGGCAGCTAGCCCGGCTCAACAGGACCACGCTTCCGGGAGAATCCCCATGACAGGCGCCGACGTTCAGCCACTCTTCGCGAACGAAAAAGCATTTGGGCTAGAGCTGGAAAAACTCTACCGCAAAATGAGGTGGCTGGTCGGGCATACGTTTGACAGCCGGCACTCGGCGCCGGGGGAGTCCGACTACCGGCTTGCTCACGAGACGCGCGGTGAGTTCCTGATGGCTGAGCTTAAAATGCCGGGCAAGGATCCCACATGGCCGCAGGTGTTGTGGATGCAAGCGATGACGGCCGCGCGAATAGAGTGCCACATCTGGTACCCCGAAGATTGGGATATTGTCGTTCAGCGTGCCCACAGGCGCGGGCCAATGGGGCGAAGGACGGAATGGTTCTGGCGTCGCGGTGATTTTGACTTTGAGGCAATCAGAGAGGTGTGGGAACGGGAGCAACTGAGGAAGCAGGGCATCAGAGTGCCAGCCAAGAAACCTCGAGTACGGAGGAAGAGGAGGGCAGAGCATGGCTGAGCATGGCTGAGATGGTGAGTTTGGCGAATCGGCTTGACCTCATGTCTCGACTCGGCTTAGATGAGAAGATACGAACGACTATCAAAGCAAGAGTGGAGCAAATGCAGCGTGAATTAGAACCAGAGATTAGAGAGATGTTTAAAGAGGCAATCGAAAGCTGCATATTGCCATTGGCGGAGAAAAGAGGTAATGATGATCAAGATTGACACTAATAATATTAAACAGGCTGGTGAATCATTTGCTCTTTTGTCAAAGGCTTATCATGAACAGATTGATAAAGCCATTGACGAAGTTATTCGTGAAGAAGTGAACCGATTCATTCGTGAAGGAAGAGAAGAGATTGCATATCTTTCTTTGCAATACCATACAGGAATAAGGAGAGAGACCGATGCCTGAGCATCATGAGAAGCCGATTCTGTTGGTGTGTGCTGAAAATTTATTGCCTATGACCATTGATACAGATCATAATTTTTATCAAAGTCATCCATTTACCGTGGTGACTCTACCCATTGAGGAAGAAGATCTTAGGCGTGGAATTATACCTGCGGAGATTAATATTACTGCTTTCAATGATGAGATTTTTAATCCCTTTATTCCTATTTCCATAGATAGGGAAATGGACTACGAGCGCGACGTCACCGAGGGTTACAGCGTGGATGAAGCGTGGGAGGCACTACGCAATACCGAGCCGATAGGTTGAACCCATGATACCTGATCCCCCTGATGTCCTCACTGCGGATGAGAATGGAAAATATGCAAGGAAGTGAAACAAAAATAATTTACGGAGAACAAAAAGTGACCCCTTGGGAGCAACTTGATAATAAATGGCAAGTGATAACATCTCCGGAGGAAGCGAGATTGAGGTGCTGGTGACTCAATCGTGCGAATATGAGTCAGAGGGAAGTGAGGATGTGTGATGCCTGAGCTTACCTGGAGAAATCGCATCACAGAGTTTTGCCTGAGATCTTGATCTCAAAACGGCTACAGAATATAGATATAGGCGCATAGTTGTTTAACTATGCGCTTCCACAGATTCCATATTGGGCAAGTGGTGAACTTATGGCAATTAGGAGACAACGCTATACCGCAAAGCAAGTCATTGAAGCATTGACGATAACTCGGGGTATGGTCTATATGGCAGCCGAGAAGTTGGGCTGTGACCCAAAGACGGTTTACAATTATATTGATCGATATGAAAGTGTGAAAGAGGCACTTGATGGAGCCAATGGGCGTGCTCTGGATAAGAGTGAAACGGCACTGATGAAACAGATTGAGAAGGGCAACATCATCGCCATCAAATATCACTTGAGCACGAAGGGCAAGCATCGGGGATACACGGCTGAAGTGGAAGTTGACGTGACCCACAGACTCGATAGCGGCATCGCGCAAGTCCCCGAAACCATCGACGCGGAATTTTGGGATGAATCCGTAGATAGAGAAATCAAGCATGTCCAAATTGCAGACGGCACCGAAGGTGAAGTGGAGAGGCAATAGAGGGGGCCAGTGGCTGTTCCTCAAGTCGCCGCACTGGCAAGTGCTAGGCGATGGCGATCGCGGCGGTGGCAAAACGGACGTGCTTCTAATGTCCTATCTCAAGCACGTCGGCCAGGGATGGGGAGAGAATTGGCGTGGGATCATCTTTCGTCGCACATTTCCTCAATTGAGAGATATTATAAACAGAAGTAGACGATGGATTCCGAGAATCTTTCCAGGCGCAAGTTATAATAAACAAGATAAGCAATGGACATTTCCGGATGGCGAAGTGCTTATTTTTAGCTACTTGAGTAGCTTATCAGATTATGAGACTTATCACGGACATACTTATCCGTTTATAGGATTTGAAGAATTGACGAATTGGCCCACATCTGAATGTTATGAGGCCATGCTCTCTTGTTCTCGCAGCGATGTCATGGGGATGCCTAGGATGGTTCGGGCAAATACCAATCCTTGGGGCGCCGGCTTTCAGTGGTGTAAATCCAGGTTTGTCGATCACGCTGAGCCATTCAAACCCCTTGGCGAAAAAGGGCGTGAACGCATTCGGATTCCCATCAGGTGGCGCGAAAATGAACCCTTCCGGGCAGCAGACCCGGATTATCATGTGCGTCTAGCGGAAGAAATCACGAATCAAGCACAACGCGATGCCTGGCTTCATAATTCGTGGAACATCATGGCCGGTGGCTACTTTGCCGATGTTTGGCGCGATGGCTCACACTGGATTGAGCCGTTTCAAATTCCACCCGGATGGTATGTGGACCGCTCACATGATTGGGGATCGAGTGCGCCGTTTGCCACGTTGTGGTTTGCGGAGAGCAATGGGGAAGCGTTACCTGACGGCAGGAGTTGGCCAAAGGGCACAATCTTTGTAATCAATGAAGATTACGGGTGTGCGGGCGATCCTCAGAAGCCCAATTGGAAGCCGAATGTCGGTCTGGAGCTATTGCCCAGAGATATCGCGTTGCGAACGACCGCAACTGAACAGAGAATGTTTGCGGCCGCCATGATCCCCAAAGAGCCGTTGCCTGGCCCTGCCGATGACCCGATTTTCGACGTCTCACGCGGCGAATCGATGGCCAAGCAGATGGCGGATATGGGAGTCCTATGGACACGGCCGAGCAAAGGGCCAGGAAGTCGGATTGCAGGCTGGATGTTGATTGCAGCGAAACTTAAAGCGGCAAGGCAGTGGCCAATGGAAGAGCCGGGGTTGTTTGTCTTTCGTAACTGTGAACATTTGCATCGCACACTCCCGAGTTTGCCTCGTGATCTAAAGAAGCCTGACGACATCGATTCCTCGACGGAAGATCATTGCGCGGATGCACTACGGATTCGCATTATCAAAGGCTTGCACGGTCCAGTAACCGCGAAGGTTGACTTCTAATGCCAGTCAATAGCAGACATCCACTGTATTCTAACAAGTTAGCTCGGTGGAATAAACAACGTCATGCCTTTGATGGTGAGGATGCGGTGAAGCTTCACGCGAGCCTATATCTGGACCGCCCGGAAGGGTTCCTGGACAAGCATTACGAGCGGTATGTGAGGCGTGCGAAATGGTACGGCGCGACCAAGCGAACGGTCGGTGCACTTACGGGTGCCATCATGCAGAAACCGCCTGTCTTATCTGCTTCAGCACGATTTTTGCGAACCTCACAAGATATCACGCTGAGTGGTATTGACCTGGAAGATTTCGCGTTAAGCATCCTCGCGGATATGAACCTGATCGGCCGTTACGGCGTATTACTTGATTATTCCGACGAGCAAAAAAGACCCTACTGGTCCGGATTTCCGCCGGAAAAAATCCTGAATTGGAGGACGGAACGCATAGATGGAGAAGATCGGCTGACGTTGATCGTTTTGCAGGAGCACCACGAAGATTTCTCATCGGATTTTTATGATCTGACCTTTAAGGACCGCGTGCGAGTTGGATTCCTTAACTCAGATGGCGTCTATGAGGTGCAAATTCACGAGCAACCGGATGGAAGCGCCAATGCGTTTAGTATGATCGAATCATTCATTCCGGAACGACGCAAAAAACCCTTGCCCTTCATTCCGTTTCAATTTTTTGGCTCTACTGATCTCACTCCCGATATTTCAGATGGCCCGATGGATGATCTTTGTGACGTGAATTATTCTTATTTTCGGCATAGTGCGGATTACGAGCACGGCCTGTATCTGACAGGCATCCCCACTCCTGTCGTCACGGGGCATGAAAATCGGGACGAAGTATTGGCTATCGGTGCCCTGACGGCCTGGATATTGCCCAATCCGGAAGCAAAAGCCTATTTTTTGGAATATCAAGGAATGGGACTGGAGACTCTTGAGCGAGCCATGGAAACTGACAAGCAGGAAATGGCCACGTTGGGAGCTCGCCTTTTGGAACAAATGCCAGGGGTGCAGGAAACTCTGGGTGCAGTGCAACTGAGGCACGCTGGCGATACAGGGAGCTTGAGAACGATCGCCAATTTAGTGTCTCAGGGCATGACGAGGGTCATTCAGGTCGATCATTGGTGGAATGGGGACACAGAAGAACCCCTCGATGAGAAATATTCGATCGAACTGAACACCGATTTTTCATCCATGACGATGAGCGCGCAAGACTTGCTTGCTCTGTTTACCGTTTTCCAAGGGGGCGGATTCAGTCAAGAGACCTTCCTGTATAACCTACAGCAAGGCGAACGATTGCCCCCGGATGTCAGCATTGAGGATGAAATTCGACGGATCGAGATCACCCAGCCCACGCGACTGCCGTTTGGTGATGACGAGAATGAAGGGGTGACAGATGCAGCGTAATCAAAAAGTGTTTTACGCTGATGCTTACAGAAAAGAGCCACATCGCACAGGATTTGCGACCTGCTTACAATGCAGACATGAATGGGTAGCCATATCGCCAGCAGGAGTCGCTCAGTTAGAATGCCCTGAGTGTCAAACAATGAATGGGATATGGCACAGTGTGATCATTCCGGAAGGGCCGGTATGGCAATGCGGTTGCGGCTCAGATATTTTTTGGATTGTTTCCACAGGGCTAATGTGTCTCAATTGTGGACTGACGAGTGAGAAAGATGAGCCATGGCTGAAAGTGTAGCCCAAACCATCACAGACCTTTTGATTCAGCATGACATTGACGTCCTGCGCGTGCTCGACGCTAGTGAAACCCTGATTGAACAAGACGTACGGGCTCTCACCTCGTTAATCGTAGGAGAACTTGCCGCATCCGACCCAACCGAACCTATTCGGCGTGCGTTTGGAAAGAGTCGATTGGATCGTGTCATTGGAGAATCACAAGGATTGATCAGGACGGCTTATTCAAAATCGTATCGTACTCTTCGCCGTGAATTGATTGCCCTTGGAATAGATGAGACTGAGGCATTTAGGGCAATCGTGAATCAGGGTGTCGGTGTCAATGTGATGGGCCGGAGTCTCAATACAAGCGACGTCACATCCATTCTGGACGACCGGGCCATCACAACGAATTTCGACAATGCAGAAACGATGCGTGGGTTTTTTGAACGTGAGGCGGCTGCCCACCATAGACGGGTACAAGGCACTCTGCAGCAGGGGTTTTCTCAGGGCGATAATCTGAGTCAGTTGATTGCCCGGCTACAGGAGAAAAACGGGATTCAAATGCGAGAAGCGGTGGGCATTGCCCGCACGGCCACGAATCATGTGACGACGAACGTCCGCATTGAGATGATGCAACGGAACGCCAATCTTTTTCGAGGTGTCATTGCAATCGCCGTACTTGACGGCAATACGACCCGTATTTGCATCTCGCGCTCGAATGGCATGTGGAGCCTCAATACCGGTCAGCCCCTTCCCGAATCACCGGTCAGGATCAAATTTCCAGGGCCAACCCCCTGGCATTTTGCGGAACGTACGCATCTCTACCCGCTCACGCATACAGCCAGCCAGATGGCAAGGCGTTCCGAGCAGGCGCGCAGGGCGATCAGTCGGCTCACTCCGGAGCAAAGGGCGCTCCTCAACGCGGACCCGCCTGCACAGGAGGATTATGGCACCTGGCTGAAACGTCAACCTGAGTCCGTACAGGTGCGTGTCTTGGGACGGACGCGGCGTGAACTATGGTTACAGGATAAGCTCTCGTTGCGTGAGCTCGTCACCCAGAAGGGACGGCCACTCACCTTGAAGCAATTGGCACAGAGACGGAAAAGGGCAGCATGACCACATATATCGAAGAGATCGCGACTAGAGTAAAGAATGTATGGGCTCCTCAATGCGCACTAACCGAAGGAGATAGGACGATATACCTTATTTTTGCAATCTTGGCCCTGACTAAAGGGACTGATACGACTAAAGAAGATGTGCATCATGCATTGGACGCATGGAATGTATTAATTGACCCCGAGTTTAAAGGCGTTGTTCCGTTTGATGAAATGCCTGCTTACATTCAAAATTCCGCTCAGCCTTTTGTTGATGCCATACATAAAGTTTCCATAGAAGAAAAATCAGTCAGTTTGCATATATGAGAATTTTCATATGACGATACGGGAAAGGAGAGCAGCATGAGACGAAAAGCTTTTTTTGACTTTGAGTTCACCGGTCTTCATCAAAATACGACACCCATTAGCTTGGGGATAACCACGAACGAAGATGAAGTATTTTATGCAGAATTTTCCGATTATGACCGCGGACAGATAACGCCATGGATAAAGCAGCACGTAATTGATAATCTAAGACCCAGTGACAAGATGACTATAGTTGGCAATCGTGCTGAGATTGCCAACGAATTGGGAACTTGGTTGATCTTACAGTGTCAAGGTCAAGGGATTGAAATGTGGTCTGATTGTTTGTCATACAACTGGATGCTCTTCTGCGAATTATTCGGGGGGGCGTTAAATCTCCCGGATTGTATTTTTTATATTCCTTATGATATCTGTACTCTATTTAAGATTGCAGGTATTGATCCGGATATAAATCGAGAAGCCTTTGTGAAAGATTTCATAATTTCTGATGAATACGCTCAAAAGCATAATGCACTCTGGGATGCCAGAATAATTAAACGATGCTATGATCACCTGTCAATGCGAATCTATTGGGGGGCGGGGCTTTCGAGTGACGAAGAGTATAAAATGCAACTGAGGTCAGAAGCATGATTCCTCAAGAGATGGCTCTCTATAAATATTGTAGGCTGGTTTACGATGAAGTGACATCATGGAAAGACCATGGAAATGTCGCATCACCGGAGATGCGTCGTTTCCATGATGAGGTAATCAAAGAACTTAATTTGATAATAGGTGAGACTGACAACAAGATTGTCGTTACTTACCAATTGTCAAAGGAGGCACTGAAGGAGTAGAGCATGGCACTCAAGCAATTTTACGACAACCAAGACGACATCCCGGAAGGCCTCACTGATTACTACGTTGAGGTGAATAATCGGTGGGAGTTGGATGCTGAACCCGGTGAGGGGGTGAAGTCAGCAGAAGATGTGCGGCGTGCGCTTCAAGCGCGAGATAACGAAAAAGCAGAGCGTACACGTGTCAAGGCGGAGTTGGACAAGCTCCGCGAAGTGCTCGGCGATATTGATGCCGAGCGCTTGCCGGATGCGATAGAGGCTCTCAAAAAAGTCGAAGAGTTGGAGCACGACCAACTTATTTCCGAGAAGAAATATGAAGAAGCGGCCGCGAAGAAATTTGAGAGGAGGATGGCGGAACTGCAACGCAACGTGGAAGCGGCGCAGAACCAGAATGCTCAGATGGAAGCAAAGATTCAAGAACAAAGAGAGCGGTTGCAAGCCGTTGTCATCGAAGGGGAGCTTCAACGACAGTTTCTTTCGGAAGGTGGTGATCCGCAAAAGGTTCGCTACCTCATGATGGATGCGAAGCAGAAATGGGAACTTGATCCTGAGTCCGATGAGCCTGTGCCGGTTGATTTCTTGGACAACGGAAAAACCAAAGTGACCGCAGTCGGTGCCGATGGAAAAACATTGACTATGCAAGAGCAAGTCAAGACGATGCTTGCGGAAAACCCCTGGGCGGTGTTAGAATCAAGCGGTAGCCGTTCAAGCCACCAGTCTGGGGCTAGTGTGAACGGGCAATACCGAATTACTGAAACAGAGGCAAAAGATTTCGGCAAGTACAAGTCCATGAAGGCGCAAGCTGAGAAGGCAAACACTGAACTCGAAATCGTGCCTGGCTAATGGACAAACATCGGCGAAGTCTGTGGCTTTGTCGGTCCCCTCTTGAGCAATCACTAGCCATTGCTGTGCTCTGGCTGAGAATGTGACGTATCTACGCTGTGCGTGGGTAGGTATGGCCATATTTTTAGTAGGAGCACAGGCTACATGGCAAATGCACTTGGAAACTACAACCCTATTTTCTATGCGAACGAAGCGCTGATTCATTTGCAAAATGCGCTCGGAATGGCGGCTCGCGTGCATCGCGGCTATGAACTCGAACGCAGGGCTGTAAATATCGGTGAGTTTATCTCTATCCGCTCTCCCTCCACTTTCGTCGCACAAGATCCCCTTGCTACGGCATCCGATTTGAATACCGAAGTCCTGAATATCCAGGTCAACCGGAATCCCGGTGTCGCATTTAAGCTGACTGACCTAGAGTTGGCTTATACCGGCGAACAGGTCATAAACGAGCATATCTCGCCTGCCGCCTATGCGATCGCGAACAAGATCGATCAGTACTTAGTCGAGCTCTATAAAGATGTCCCATGGCTCTATGACTATGCTGCTGCGACGGACCATACTATCATCACCGGCGCGAAGTCAGTTGCATTCGGAAATGCCGTACCGGTCGATGACCTTGGCAATATGCATATGATGGTAGATGGTACCGTACAGATGCATTTCGAGAATTCCGTCACGTTCCATTCTGCGCAAGTGACCGGGCCAGGGCAGAATCAAACCTTATTGCGTGGAGGTCTGGGTACTCGATTCGGGGTAGAGACATTTGCAAACCAGAATGCGACCAATTCAGCCACTCATGTTCCTGGCACGGCCAACCAAGCAGCTGGCGACAGCGATGGAGCGGTCAATTCCAATCCTCTCCTTCTTGGAGCTACGGTGATGGCCATTGACGGCATGACGGGGTCTGAAACGATTCTGAAAGGTGACACGTTCGTGATTGCCGGTAATACACAGCGCTATGCCGTTACGGCTGATACCACGTTGACTGCCGGTGCGAATGGTGCCATGCCGTTTACCCCTGCTGCCGTACAGGAATACGCAGACGGTGCAGTCGTGACATTTACGAAGCAACCGGATGCGGGTTCCGTGCAACAACTCATGTTTCATCGTAATGCGTTTGCGCTCGCAATGGCGCCACTTCCTGAAAATTTGCCAGGCATTGAGGTGTCAACGGCATCTGATCCGGTCTCTGGACTGTCCGTACGTGCTCGCCGCTGGTCAACTGGGCTTCCGGCAGAAACGTATGTCGCACTGGACGCCTTGCTGGGAGTAAAGACGCTTGACCCGAATTTAGCGGTGCGAGCCTTTACGTAATAGGTTGAGGAATGGCTGAACTCGAAACAGTTGAAATTTGTTCACCCAAGGATCCGGATGACAAGTGGATTCTCAATGCGGCTGACTATGATCCATCCATCCACGTATTATGGTCAGAACGCATGGACTACCGTTGTCCGCTGTCGAATTCGGCAGGCCCGGAGAGTCACATCGAAACGGTTCCAAGTTCAGCCAATCCTGCCCTTGACTTTGTTTTTGATGACATGGGGGAGCTGATAGCCATTCACACGATTGGAGCGGGGAGGGGGGCTCCTAAGCATACGATTCCAGTCAAAGATTATGATCCGGATACTCACCGGTTATGGTCAACGGCTACTCGCAACAGGGCTTGAGGTGCTCATGGCAGTTACTCTTGACGCGACAGTGGGCGGCAGTGTCAGCAACTCCTATGTGACGTTGCTACGAGCCAATACCCTTATGGAGCAGCTCCCTCACGCAGACGAATGGTTTGAGGATCTTGCCATCAACAAAACGCAACTCCTCGTGCATGCGAGTCGCCTCATTGATCGTGGTCTTGTCTTTCAAGGCGAGAAGGTCTCTTCGTCACAAGCTCTCGAGTGGCCGAGGACAGGGGTCACGCACCCTCTCACGGGTGCGGCGATATCCCCCACTTCGATTCCGGAATTTGTGGAATGGGCCACTGTCGAATGGGCATTCGATTTGTATTTAACTCCGGATCCGGATAGAGGCATGAATGCCGCATTTGATATCCTGCGTACCCCTTCTTATCACGCTGAGTTTCGAGGCTCAGCAAGGAAGGTTTTACCACAGGCTGTGGCCGAGTTGCTACTCCCCTATGGCAGCCGAACGAGTAGCAGCATGGTGAGGTTGATTCGGGCATGAATGCACTCAGTAGGGCCATTGATCGCACAACCCGACAAATAGACAGAGCGATCGGTGTGCGTGCTCTCTTTAAGTCCGTCAAGTACGGTGACCTGGACTTGCTTACTGGGACGCAATCGGACCTCTCGACCACATGCAGAGTATGGATACGTGAGAGGCCAATCAGCATACGCGAGCTCACGACGTTGTCGCAGGCAGGGCTTACTCAGATCGAAAAACGTTGGTCTCTGCGTGCCGCCTATGTCACGACAGTTAAGCCAGGCGATGTCATCACGCAAGGCGGGCGGAGTTATGAAGTGCTCTCTGATCCCGCATCGAGTTTGGACGAATTCGGAATCGAATGGACGATCTATACACGTCGTGTAAGGACCTGAACATGGTCGCCATCAGTCACAATTTGGATAAAATCGGGGAACAACTTGGTGTATTGATTCGGGATTATGCAAAGGGAACGATCGAAGATGTTGATAAAGAATTTCTGCATCAAGCGACACTCTTGCGTAACGATATCGTCAGAGGTTGGCCCGTTGACACAGGGGCATCGCGAGCCGGTTGGCAGGGGCCAATTCGACGAGGGTATGCCCATTACGAAGTGGTGAATAATTTTGTTTATGCGCCAATCATTGAATTTGGTGGCTACCCAGGCGTAGGGCCTAAAACGCAATTTGCAGGAGGTGTGGCTAATGCAGAGCGGATTGATTTCAATCCAGGTATTTACCCCACGCAAAAACCACCTGCGCCCGTAAGGCGGGCCTTGTCAAAACGCAAGAAAGAATTACAGGACATCCGAAACTCTTTGGGACAGCAGCGAAGAAATGAGTCAGTCCAGGAGCAGGCTATCATCTCAGCGCTTACGAACACATTTAGTTAGCTAGGAACTGGACATGCCGACGATCGCGCCTGAGTCACGCATGGACAATATCGTTAAATCGATCTATGCCTATGTAGACACAAATGTGTCAATGGGGTTAGGGCTAACGGTTTATTACCAGCTGGGTGAACCTTTAGACCTTGAAACCAAGCCGGCGCAGTGGGTAGAGGTCTCCGTGATCGAGCTTGGCCCACAGGGGGACATTCAGGTGACGGGGTCAGGGCGGCATGGCTATATCGATGAGGTCCTGACAAATATCAATGGCTTTGAAAAGAACGATGCCCGTAAAAGCGGAGGTGGGGGCACGCTCTATTCTCTGTGGACCGTCATGACCAACATTAAAGAGATTTTCATGCCACCCGATGCGGCCGTACCTATTCGCGACTACAACACCGGAGGAAATCCTGTTCTGTCCGCTTTAGTGAGTTTAGCACCTCCGGTGCTAACTGGACTCAGTCCGGAAGCCGAGCTGGGCATCACGCAAATCAACCTATCGGCCACGATGCGACATGTGGCTGAGACTATTATTCAGAATTGATGAGGAGTGGCAGATGACCTCTGTTAACACACACACGACAGCTGCTATACGCGTGGTCAATGGTCAAACGACGGCGGATTATATCACGGTCACATTTTATGATCTGCCCACGTTGCCGGGAATGCCTCCGGATCCGGAGACCACCATTGTAGCCGGTGGTGAAAAGCTTGTGAACGGGAATGTGGCTACTATTGTGGTGGACGAAACCGTTATCATGCAACCGATCCCATTCGATCTCCGATTCCGATTGGAATCGGAAAAAATCTGGCAACTCGATGCGTTTGGAAATCCACGCGGTTTGGCGACTTGGAATGTGGGCACGACACCTACGGTTTGGGTACCTGTCGCCGTGGCTGATATTGGGACTCGGGAGAATTCAGAGGGAGTGGCAATTACCGTCCCCGGTCCAAAGGTCGCACGTCAGATCAATCATTTGTTCAATGTAGAAGTGAAATTGACTGCCCCTGCAGATGCACCATCAGGCGTCGATTTTGTGCATAGGCTGTTGGGATGCGCAACCGTCAATTTCACACATGAACTGGTCCCGGGCGGGGTATTTTTCAACTTAAGCTGTCTATGCTACGGACAAATAGATACCCAAGCTGCTGATTTTTCGGCCGGGACGGAAACAACATAGAGGGTTTTTTTAATGAGCGAGAATGAGCAGTCGGCAAACCATGCGACCTCTCCCGTCGATGCCATGTTTACGCATGTCGATACCCCCGAGGCGCAGCAGCTACGACATGCGATGACATCCGATGTCAAAAAGCGACTCGTGCTGGATCCAAGCCAGTTTACCTTTGCTTCCAAGGGGGTTTTTTGCTTGGAGTGGACGCTAGACAACGGGGACACCTGGAAAACTCTACCTATTCCAGTAAAGTCCATTGGAGCCAAAAAGCTCAGTGAGATCCATGAGAACGAGGCTGCCTCGGATGAATTCGTCCCGCGCATATGGGACGAGGAACTACAACGAGAAGTGCTCGATACAGGGACAGCTGAATACCTTGCATACGGAACCGCTTGGTTAGAGTCATCCATTCGGATCCAATATGAGAAACTACTTTACGGTCTTGACGGTGATTTAAAGTCCGTCACCGGAGATCGTCTTGTTTGGTCGGCAACAGATCCTTCGGTTTGTGACAAAGATGCTGCCCTGGAATCGCTCTATCAACTCGATATACCGACGAGCAAACTTGCGGACATTACGGAGTACATTCAAAACCTCTCGATCAAAGCGGAGGTGGGGAATTTGGAGGAGTTTGAGGGAAAGCAGCCGCCGCCCTCGGATACCCAAGACAGCTCTACGAGCAATGGACAGAAGCCGAGACGACGGGGTCAACGTGGGCGCACCCGTTAGAAAAGACCACTGCATTGTTTGCCGAGGCGACGTTCGCCTACACCATCTTAGGCGAGCCCTATAAAAAATATCTTGAAAGTACGAATGAATATGGACGAATATTTGACCGACTTTGGTTTCTGCTCTATAAGCAAAAAGAGGCCTACTGGAACACACCACCGGAGAAACGTCCTTATTTTCTCGACACTGAGTTAGGCTCTGAAGCACGACAGTTATCACTAGACCAGTTGATTAACCAGTCGATTGAAAAACAAAGACTGATTAATCAAGAAAATGAGCAGATGAACAAAAATGGCCAGTCTAACGGTGTGCTTTCTTGTTGAAGATGGCAACATTCACCTCAACATGTCCCAGATGCCCAACCATACGATGACGGCAATGCCGACTAAAATCGCCGCAGCGGGAATTGCACACAGCGCAAATTGAACCATCCGATAGATGATTCTTTTGTTTGTCATCCGAAGATCAGTAATGACGACAGGAACTGGATGTTCAGGCTCTGTGTCGGTTTGGTCATGGTTGGGATGCATCATGATCGTGCTCATGATTTTTCTCCTTTTCCTCGAACCAGGCATCAATGGCCTGGCGAATGAGTTCAGATCGTGAGTAACCGCTGACCTGAGCAATGTTCTCAAGCATGAAAATCTGGGTCTCAGTCAGCCAGATATTGACTCGTATCATTTTCTTACCTCCACTTACACTATACGCCTAATAGGTGTATACGTCAAGGTGCGAACATGGCGGAAACCCAACAAGCACTCATTGCTTCACTTCGAGCCGACATCTCGGGGTTTCGCCGCGATCTCCAGCAAGCCACTCGCGTAGCTCAAGACTTTGGGCAACGGGCAGGGAAATCTCTCGATAATCTGGATAAATCAAATAAACGTGTGGCTGCCAGCACTCAATCCATGGCCGGAGGGTTTCGGTCTCTGCGCAATGTGCTGATTGGTTTGGGGCTAGGCGCTGTTGCACGCCAAAGCCTGACGCTAGGCACACAGCTCATCTCGGTGGATCGAACGCTACGGGCGACAACCGGAAGCGCCAAAGCGGCCGGCGAAGCCTACGCTTTCGTGCGTCAGCAGTCCTTGCGACTTGGCACGGACATCATCTCCGGTGCCCGCGCCTTCGCACAAATGACGGAGAATACGAGAGGGACGAGACTTGAGGGACTAGGTGCCAAAACTATCTTTGAGGGACTGGGAACGACGGTTACGGCTTTGGGGCTTAATACGGACCAATATAGACGCGCCCTCATCGCAGCGAATCAGGTCCTCACGCAAAATCGCATTAAAACAGAAGAGCTGAATCAGTTTGCTGAGGCAGGCATTCCCATTTTTCGCGAACTTTCTCAGTCGCTCGGGATCAGTGGATCTGAGCTTCGCAAAGCCCTGGAGCAAGGACAAATCCCAGCCGACGCCCTTTTGCTGGTTATGGGTCGTCTGAAAGATCGATTCGCTGAGGTCGCCAATGAAGCCTCACAGAGTACACCTATTGCCTTTGCTGCACTCATCAGCGTCCTACAGGAGACGTCTGGCCAGTTTGGTGTGGGCGCACTGGCCTCGACGCGGCTAAATGAGTCGATCCGTGCTTTGTCGAAGTCCACCTCAGAACTCGCCTCCCCTGAGACTCTACAAAATACTACAACCTTTGTTGATCAACTCGTAAGCCTTGGGACCGGGACTCTTGGCATTTTTGATAAAATCAGTAACGCAGTCACAAAGTTTAAAGAATCATTGAATTTTACTAGTGTAAGAGCTGAATTGGTAGAGTTACAGACAAATGCAGCTCAAAAATTTATCGATGATTTAGGGTTAACACAAAAAGCGGCTGAGTCGCTTGCACAGGTTATCTTTGGAGTAAACCTAGAAAACGAAAAACTGGTTTTAGGATTTACTGACCAGTTAGAGAATGTAAACAACGTCATAGATTCGATCATAGGTAGAAATGAACAATTAAATGATGTATTTAGAAACCTTAACAAAAGTTCTAGCTTTATCACTGATGATTTTGAAGAGGCTGTCGAATCCAGTACTGATCGCGTAAGAAAAGAGTATGAAGAGCTCGCTACATTCATTAGAGATGCAATTAAAAATTCCGGTGCAGATAAGGAACTCGAAAAACAGGCTGAGAAAGAAGCAAAAACTCGCATAGATATATTCAAGAAATCGATTGCTCAACAAGAAAAACTTGAAGAAGAACGCCTAGAAGCGCTTGGTGAAATTCGTAGGAAAGCAAACGAAGAACAAGCAGACCTGGAAATTCGTCGAGCGACTGCAAAATTCAGAGATCTAGGTGAAGTTGAATTAAGAGAATTTATTAATGCGCAGCGCAAATTGATTGAACTCCGGCAAAAATTGCTGGCTGCAGGAGGAAGTGACCGATCTGAGTCGGAAATTGCAAAAGAGGAACAACTTCAGGCAGACCGCTTGCGGATTGTTGAACAAGCGGAAGCGGAGCTAACACGCAGACAATTTAGAATCATTGATGCGCGGACGCAAAGAGCGATAAAAGAAGCCAAGGATTTAGCCGAGGCCATCCAGCGGCCATTTGAGCGAGCAGCTCAAAACGTACAAGACGCTTTGGCTGATTCCATCACCAATGCACTCAGTGGGCAGTTAGACGATGTTGGGGATATTGCCGACGAGATTGTCAATATTTTTCACCGGGCAGCGGCAGAGTTCACCACTGCTTTTTTTATCCAGCCGGCATTTGAAAACCTCGCAAATTCATTTAGAGATTCATTTACAGGCGCAGTAGATGACTCTAAAGAGTCCGTCGAATCTCTCGGGGACGAGGTCAAAAAGACCACGGAAGAACTCAAAAAAACAGAATCGTCAGGCCGTAATGCAGCTTTTGCCCTCGGTGGCGTTCTCGTTGCTTCTCACCTGCTACGTGGCCAGGGAATCCCTTCCGTTGTCAATGACATTGTGGGGGGTGCCACTACCGGCGCCGCATTAGGGTTCCAAGCCGGAGGGCCAGTAGGTGCAGCGGGGGGCGCGGCAATCGGGGGGCTTGCGGGGTCAGGGTTTTTTGAATTGTTGCGAGATTTCAATATCGGATTATTCGGTGGAGGGACGACGGGGCGAATTGCGGCCGGTGCAATCGATCCCGTACAAGGGCTGCAAGATCTGATTGGCGTGCTGAGCGGCGGGCCGAAGCAAAGCCGGTTTGCCGTGCAAACCACGGCTGCTCCTCCCACGACCCGGCCATCGGACGACGCGCTCGTCAGGGGTGCCTTCGGTTTCATCAGCCTTATCGATGAGCAGTCCAAGAGGGCGAATGCAGCGGAAGTTTCAGGCGTCATCGCCGAACTGGACCGCACGATTGCATCTGCCATCACCGAGCGCCAACGACGGATTGTCGCGGCCAGTCTGCAAAACCCGGTGAGTGGCGTCATCGTGGGGGAAGCCAATGCAGAGACGGACCAAGCCCTCTCAGAAGTCATCGTGCAGCGTCTGCGCACGATCGTGGGTACACTGGCTGGCGGAGAAGTGGCGGCAAACGTCGTGCCAACGACGGCCGGGGACCAGTCTGCTGCCGGTGTGCAGGCGCTCCAGCGGCGGGTGAATGATGCGCTGGCGATCCTGCGCACGATCGATGAGATTGAGCAAGGGCCACAAACGCAATCGGCGGAAGCGATCGCACGGCTGAAAGACGAATTCGGTGCCATGATCACCCGTGCCGAAGAATTCGGGATTGCCACCGGGGCGCTCAGCGGAGAATTGGCGCGTCAGATCGCCCAAATTGGTGAAGCCATCGACAAAAACGTCGAACAGCGCATTCTTGAAATCGAGGATCCCGCTGAAGCGGCCCGCGCTGCACTCCGCGAACGACAACGGATCGAGATCGAGGAAGCACGTGATGCTAACGCGAATCTTATTCGAATTGAGCGTTTGCACGTGTTGGAACGTGAGCAACTCGCGCAGCAATTAGCGGATGCCAACGCCGGCATAGATGCCGAGAGTGCATCGTTATTTGACCGCGTCCTAAACATTATCCAAGGCGGTGGAAACCAAGATCCGCGTGCCGAGATCGAATCGTTTTTCACTTCATTTATCGATTCTGCACGAGATATCTCTCAAGCCCAGCTTGCCCACGAAGCGTTGCGAGAGGAATACGCACGCTTACGCACCTCAGCTCTTTTACTGGGTCGAAGCACGGCCGACCTCGAACAAGCCTTCCGCGATCGGCAACGCCAAATCAATGCGGCTGCGCTGGCTGAACAACAGGCTCAAGAGCAAACCTTCCAATCGTTTGTGAGAGCGGGACGCGATCTCAGCCCAGTAGACCGGCAAATCGAGCAATTGGGCCTCAATTTTCGTCGCTTGCTGACAGATGCGCAAGAATTGGGTCGTGGAACATCCGATCTGACGAGATCATTTGAACAACAAGTCGCACGCATTCGTGAAGCAGCCAGAGAGCAGGAGAGGGCACAACGGCAACAAGCAGAGGGAGGATTTCAAGAGTTTGTCGCATCGGCACAGGATGTGTCCGAAACAGGGCGAGCGTTGGCTCAACTGCAAATCAGATTTCAGAATTTGCTTGGCGAAGCTCTTGATTTGGGCAGGCAAACAAACGACCTCTTTAGTTCATTTGCTAGCTTGGGGAATGCTCTGCGGAGAGAGGCCAGACAAAGCGCCTTAAATACGTTAGAAGATTTGATCAATCCATTCGCAGCCGCACGCAGAGAGGTGGCCAATCAACTTGACCAGTTTGCCCAATTATTATCGGAAGGGCTAATTGACTCCGGTTTATTTCGTCGGTTGGAGGCGCAATCGAAGGCCGCGTTTGCTGCACAGGAAGCTCTGCAACTCATCTCAGGTGGCAACCGTTCACCTATCCAAGATATCGCGGATGCCTTCTCAACCTTTGTCGGGGCAGGCAATCCTCTTTCTGCGGCAGGTCAAGAGCTTTTCAATCTTACCGAAACGTTTCTCAATTTGCGTGATGCCGCCGAACTATTGGGATTCGCCACGTTTGATCTTGAATCGAGCTATGAAGCACAGGCCAAGGTGATCAGAGAGCGCCTTATTGAAGACATCGACCGGCAACTCTCCAGCCAAATCCAAGGGATTGAGTCCATCAATCGGTTAATCGGAAGCTTCAGAACCGCACCGGAACAGCCTGGAACGGTTCGACTTAGTGCGGCCGAGGAGCAATTTCAAGCCGCGATCACAAGCGGGAACATCCAAGACATTCTTGCTGCGGCCACCCAATTTAGAGACATCGGCAGGGGTCAGTTCGGCAGTGGGTCAGGATTTTTTGATATTGAAAACCGTATCGAGGCTGCCTTGATCGGTGTGAGAGACCAACAGCAACAAGCGGTTGAGGACGAACGCCGGCGCCTGGAGGCACAAGCCAGGCGAGAGGAGAGGCAATTGTTGCTGGGCGAAAATTCTTTGCAGTCCCTCCTCAGGGTTGAAGGATTTGGTGAAGATGCTGCAGAGGGCATTGACGCATTGATCAGGCTAGGAATTCAGCAAGCACAACGGAGCCAACAACTCCAAAACTTACTTGAGAACCTACTTGGCAGGCAGGTCGTGTAATGGCGCTCAATCCGTTCTCGGAAGACATTTTCCTCAAAAATGTGTTTGGGGATCCGGAATTTGATTTTCGGAATCCCTTGACTGATCAGCGCCAAGCCATCTTGATGGAGATTGACCCGGTTCTGCAAACCACTCGGCTGGCATTTTCTCGAATTACTCCATCAGCGTTCGCCGTCGAATCTGCTTATTATTATGTCAATCTAAGCGGCACATTAACGAGTTACATTGAGCCCAACCCTTTTACGACACCCGGCTATCCTCCTGTCAGTCCTTTAGACATTCGGTGGTTAGACATCGGAGGTGCCCCGCCTCCCCTTTATCTCATTATGACAGATGAGCTAGGAGGGACACGATTTATTACCTCGTCGTTTTTTTCAACCCCGTCCTTAGTCGCGTTTGGGACAGGGGATCCCGCACAAACATCTACATTGGCAGGCGTAGATCTTGCCTGGAATGTTGGCCCTTATCTCGAACTCATCGGGCAAGATGGGCATAGCATTTACAGATTGACGATCAATTCCAGTAATATAATCAGCGTTGTACTGGATCGAGACGAGCCGGAGCGCGCACAGAGCATCACCATTTCAAATGGGCATTCCTGGGCGTTTTATAACGGGCGCACATATCTTTCCGATCTCATTGAGATGGGAGATGTGGATACTCAAGCGCCACTCACCGAAGACGGATTCGGAGGACTCGTTGAGCCGACAATTGGCCTTATTCGAATCTCCATTCATGACGGCGAACTCGATTTCTTGACCGATCAGGATTGGGATTCCAGGCCCTTTACCGTCCGTATTGGGTCAACGGATGCTGTGCCCGCCATTTATCCGTTTGCCATTCGTGGCGAAATTGAATCCGCCACCTGGGACGAAGATTTTATCTCGTTACGGATTCGAGATGCCGGCATTTTATTCAAACAATCCATTCAGCCGAATCATTACGGCGGGACGGGGGGCTTGGATGGAGATAGCGAAGTCGAAGGGCAGCCCAAGCCCCTATGTCTGGGGTTTCCGAATGCGGTAGAGCCTCGACTGATTGACCGCAGTCTGTTGTTATACCAGGTACACGATGGCGACATGAGGAACATGGACGCACTTACGCAAGGAGGGGTTTTTTATACAACGGGGTCGACGTTTAGTGGTGACATAGAGGATTGGGTGCCCACGCAGCAGGAAATTGATGATGCGGCTGTCCTTTCTGATACATCGCAAGGCGTTTTCCGCCTCTCTGCTCCACCCGGTGGCAGAGTAATGGCATTTACCACACGCGGCGAATCCGGCATAGTCGAAGAGGAAACAGTCAGCGATATTTGCCGGTGGATCGTTGAGCAAGGCCTACCAGATACGGACTTGGATTTGGACTCGTTTACTGCTCATAAAGCATTTTATACTGGCAAAGCCGGTATCTACGTCACAGAGGAACGCACGATTGGAGAGGTATTGACAGAGTTGGTCTCCCCAGTGGGTATCATTGGCATCAACCGGTTGAATCGCATTTTTATGCGTACCCTGGGACGCGAAACTCCCTTGATGACACTGACCCAGGATGATATCCAGGAAAACACGACGCTACAAAGACAACCCCCTCCCAAGCCAGGTAGTCAGCACCGAATCGGACACAGCAAAGCGTATACGGTGCTCACCGAAAGCGACTTTTTAGGGGCTGCCGATCCAATCACAAAAACATTGAGTGCGCAAGGGTATCGCTACCGAGTCCACGGCCCGTATGTGGATGCCATCAACGATCGGTTTCCCAGCGCCAAGACTAAAACGATCAACACCAACTATTTGCAAGAGGCGGACGCTCGATTTGCTGGCGACTTGATTCGGCACAAAGAGCAGGCATTCCGTGACGTGTATTCGATGATTGTGCTAGATCACTCATGGGAATTCCGAATCGGTGACACGTTCCTATTTCAATTTCCCAGGTTTCGGTTTCAGGTCCCCAGGGTTTGCGTCATCATCGGCATAACGGAGATGAGCCCAACCGCCAGGACAGAAAACCTTACGAAAATCAAGTTTAGGTGTTAGTATGGCTCAAGCACACATCCTCCTCAATAGTTGGTCTCTCGATGCCATTGCGACCTCGACCAATGAGGATCCGGACATCCGAGCCCGCGCCAGTGCCTTGCTCAATTACTCTCCATCGCGGCGCTGGAAAACGAACAATTTAACCGCCATGCAAGCCATCCTGGACGCCGGGTCGCCCAAACCCTGGGACACTCTTTTTTTGGGGTTTTCCAACGCGACAGCGGCCGCAACGTTGCGTATTACCTCCGATGACAATTCAGGCGTGCTCTTCACCAGCCCTGCTTATGACTCTACCCCCTTTACGCTGAGGCTCCCTGCCAACGGCGATTTTATTTCGTGGACGGCTCTCCACCAGGCGCCGAATACGCAAACGTATCAGTATATCGGCATTGAAGTTAGCGACGGCGCCAATCCGGACGGCTATTTTACAGCAGGAGTAGCCTACGTGGGGAACCTCTTTACGCCGTCTTTGCATGCCAGCTTGGGAGCCAGCGATGGGCACGAGGATCTGAGCATTCCGATTCGGTTATCGAACGGGGAAACGAGAGTACGCCGCAGAGTGCGGAAGGGAGGACAGGGGTTTCAATGGGAACACCTGAACGAAACAGATACGATGTTCTTCCGGAATTTATTCCGGGTGTATGGGAAATCCACACCGGTGGTGGTCTGGCGGGACCCGGAAGAAACAGGAAATGAGCACAACCTCATCAACTACGGATATCTGGACTATCCACGGAAGCCCGTGAAGGAGCAGAAGCCTTATGGCTACCATTCGGTCAGCATGGATATTGATGATATTTAGCCTTCGATACGGCGCAGGATGGCTTGCCAGTCCCAATTCAAAGGACCAACGCCAGAGGGATAGTTGGAAATACTCACAATTTTATATTCGGTTTCATTGCTATTAGACAAGGGGAGGAATCGATCATCGATATCTATAGAAAATAAACCTCGACCATATATTACTATCTCCCAGGGCATCATTTCAAAATTTCGGTGTGTTACAAACTTTTGACGACAATCATGCCTAATGCCACACGACCTACAAACCCTATCCCCCCAATCATGAGATTCTCTTCTCATAGTTCACCGCCCCTCTCTCTGCTTAAACTTGCGCAAGAATCGCAAGGCGTCCTGTTTATCACAGAGGCGCCCAGCGAACTCCTTATCAAACTCAGCAACTAAATCCTGTATGTGACGAGGCAATCTTGCCCACTGTCCATTTGTAGGGCTGGCAGCGTATCTTCCAGATTCATAGGCCGTATCCTGATCAACCAATATCCTTCTGCCTGATAATATGGCCAGCACATGCGCAACTAAACACTGCAAGGCTTTAGCAGGCCAATATACGATCAGCTCTGACTGTTCTTTCACGATGTCTATGATTCTCTCTATTGTGAGACGATCAACGATCTGTTGTAAGGCCATGGAGCCATCATTCATCTTTTCTGCCCTTTCCCCTCTTTCTCTTCGTCAGTTGAGCGATAAGGCACAAGCTCGCCTTCGGCGTTGTAGTACGACTCGTCGAGAAGAGCATACACATCCTGTATGCTGTGGAATCCAGGACGAAAGACGGTTACAAGATAGCCATCTTTCCGAACATCCATCTCTTCACCATTCTCAAACACCTGAAAGCCATGAGGCCTTAGAATCTTTCCTGCCGCCCTTACCCACTCAAATTTTCTTGACATGTGGCACTCCTATTTGATTTCGTCAAATTGTAAGGCTTCATAAAAGCCATTAATGGTAGAAAAAATTCCAGTAGCCAATTTGTACATCAATTCAGGCTCTTGGCATCCGTTCAGGATAAAGTAGGTGGGCTTCCCCATTCCGATTGCCCACCCTGCTTCTAAGTGGGAAGACTTCCCGCATGGTAAAAGCATCACAAACGTATCCGCCCAGTTCATGGCTGCAAAATCCAGCCGAAATCCATCCATGGCGGCAGGGTGAAGTAAGGCATTCCTGAGCTCCTCTGCATTCCAACTGCTATAAGCCTCGTCCATTTCACTCCAAAGAAAACCCTGATGACCCGGCTTTAGTTGTTTAAAGTCGTAGACGTCGTGCCCTAACATTCGTATATGAGACACAACGTCCTGTTGGTCCCTGTTTCGCCACGATGATGCCAAATAGATTTTTTTAATGTCTCTCATGATACACGCTCCGCTTTCGGGGGTTCCTCGCCGAAAAATGGATATGCGAGTCGTATATCGAGCTCTTCTCCCCCTATTTGCCCTTCTATGTAATACAAGACATTTTTTAGAATCAACTCTCTGTAATTTATTGCGCCACCATAGTATTCCCAACTATTTTCTTTTTCGATCATCTCTTTCAGCCCGTCCTTGATCTGCTTCAAGGTGGGCTTTTTCTTGTCAGGGTCGGCCTCGACAATTGCTTCTTTGACCGCTTTATTGTCGACTTCAGGGGCTACGCCACCGTTGTTATCGACGGATGATTGCTCGACGATAACTTCTCTTTCTTCAGGCATGAGTGAAGCCAGGTTGATAGCGTTAGTGAGATTCAATGCACGGTCGTGCACGAGCCGCTGATGCTTTTGGCTAAGCGCGAGAAGGTTGGAAAGCTGACTCACTCTCGCTGCGGACACCCCATAGAGATCGGCAATCTTTGCATTCGTCCATCCAAATCGCCTCAATTTCTCGTGATTATGCGCATCGTCAATCGGCGACGTAGCATGGCGTCGTGCATTCTCGGCAATATTTATGAGGAGGGCATCTTCCTCGTTTGCCCGCACGGTTACGCACTTAACCGGTAATTCCTGTCCTTCAGCAAGCCCAGCCTTTCCTCTCAGATCCTGATCGGAGTTAATTAGATTAATGGCACGACAGCGGGTTTGCCCTGCCGCAAGCGCATAGGTATCTCCTGCAATCTTATAGATGACAACAGGCTGGAGTTGCCCATGCGCCATGATGTCGAGCGCCAGTGTTCGCACATCTGATTCCGATGGCCGAAAATGCCGCCCATTCTGCGCCTCATCGATATGCAAGTCTGAGACTCGCATATGCTGGATATCTGTCCTGCCAACCGCCCCTCTTAGCTTTGCCATCACTCCCCCTTTATCTTCAGGCTTGATACAGCCCTATGCCTACCAAGCCTGAAGGAATGTCAACTATTCAGAAATCACAAGCCTGGGCGCGGATGGATCCCCACAGTTTGTGGCCGTGCTGTCACTGGACACCCAGTCCGTACGGCGTCGGGAATGAGCCGAGCTGAGATGTTGGACATGGATTACTCTCCATATATTATGAGATTACGCTTAATAGAGACAACTTCAACATGCACACTGGACTCCCTCAATGTAAGCTTCCATTACTTCGTCGGGGGGAATGGTCGGGTCTAGGATACGGAACGAAGGCGGTACGGGATCTAGCCCAAGCAAGCCCCTCGAGATATAAACGAGATCGGTTGCTACATCGGTAACACCATTTTTGTCCAGGTCGTAGAATGCAGTATGCGCATTGATAAATGCCTCGATCACCTCATCAGAGGGAATTGTCGGGTCCAAAACGCGGAATGAAGGGGGTACCGCAGAAAGCCCCAACAAGGTGCGTGAGATATAAACGAGATCGGTTGCTACATCGACCGCCTCGTTCTGGTCCACGTCCAATACACAGGATGAGATCGGCAAAACAGAGAGCGGCATCGCAAACTCATCCATAATAGCCTGGTCTTGACTGTCAAGTGGCCGCGCGCCAGCCTGTGCAACGACTAAGCACTGCGTCACATCTGCATCCACTGTTGCCATTTGGTACTGAGAAGGGATGCTAAACGGGCTGGGTTTCGTGCTGAGCAGATTCACGTCGGCAGGAGACTCGCCTACCGAATCATTCCCGGAAATGTGATAATCAGCGCCGGCAAAGATCCGAAGCGCATCACCTTCGTGAGAGGCTGAGAACTTCCAATAAAGATTGTTCTCTGCATTGCCGAATCCGCTTGCTAAACGAGTTCCTTCCCCTTCCAATGTGCCTCTGCCCCATTCCGCAACCAGGTTGTTTTTCACAACGAAAATGCCATCAGCGGCGATTTGAGGGCTACGTTGCTCGGCATCGACGAAGAGGTTGCGTCCAACTGTCACCTGATCAACGTCAGGCAACGCAGGATTGAACCTTGCCACAAGTAAACACCGCTGAATCGATGAGTCCTCATAGGAACAGATGTTGTCCAGGAAGCTGATCGAAGTTGCGCCGTCGACAATGGAGTAGCATTCGTCGCCCGCGTCATGGCAGGAATTGTTTGCGATGACACTAATGTCCACATTGTGGAACCGAATGCCATCGTTACCGGCACCCGTTTCGCGGACGCGCATTCCAGTGACGATAATGTCTACACCGTCACGAACCACAAGCTCATCGCCTGTCACAAGGATGGCGCCGCCCCCATCGAGCGTGATGCAGCCCACGCCCCTCATTTCCAGCCGGCTCGATAGGCTGATCGTTCCGGACACGGAAAAATCGATCAATACACCAGTCGTGGAGCAATCGGACGACTGGGATGTCAGACTCTCGGCAGTCGCGAACGCGGCACGGAGAGTTCCCGGCCCGGAGTCGGAAAGAGACGTCACCGTAACGACTGCGCTTTCAGCGGCACCGCCAACTGCATCAGCGCCGAACCCATCATAGGCACTGACAGGCGAAGTAAGTAGGAGGAGGAGGAGGAGAAATGCCATTGTATGGATGCGGAAACTCATAAACCGGACTCCTTTGTGTGACTGATGGTGATCGTGATGCTCCCGGAGTGTGTCTCCGGAAACACGACTGACCGCGAACTACGGTCGAGCCCTTCGGATTGACTCCACAAGGGGCCGAGCGCAATGCCCTCACAGAAAATTCTGCGTCCATTTCCTTGTGTGGGTACCACATCAAAGCTGTAGGTTTTGTCTCCTTCTTCCATGACCGCAATGACATCTGCAATCTCGATTTTTGCCTCTGCCGTATTCACCCCCTGCTTCACTCCCAGCCACCATCCTAAGGCAAGAGCTGCCAGGAGTACGAGTCCAGTCCTGATCCTCATGTGTCGTCCTCACTTTCGCAGAGATCACTCAATTGAATTTTCATCAGCTCGCAGTTGGACGCCAACCTCAACAGGAGGTGCCCCAATTCGGCATCCTGTTCATTACTAGGAAATATCTCGAACGCGTCCATTCTCTGCCGGACTGAATTAATTAATACATCTAATGCTCTGAGTTCTCTTAAGATATTTTGCCACTTAAAGAACTCAGGATCCTTCTTTGGATTGATTGATCCAATCTTTTCATCATTTCGTGTCATGTTATCATCCTTACGATAAGGATACGTTCAGTTTTCACGTAAAAGCCTCTCGGAATCCTTGGAGTCCAGATAGTCCCATCGCGCACCCAAAAAGAGGAGCATGGCCCCGAGGGTCAACATGCCGGATGCAAATCCGATTAGAAGAAACACTATAATAGAGCTCACAGTTAGATCTCCTATTTCCGCTTAGGGTTAAAGGCAGCCAATTGGCCACCCTTTCACAATTCAAGCTTTTCAATTGACAAAGGGTAAGGGTACATCTCTTGCTGCTCTTTGTGAAGGCTGAGGACTGAAGTGGGTTGAGTCATTAGCTGCTCTATTTCGTGAAGGTCAAGCGAGTCTAATTTGAACCATTCTCCATGCTTCCTTTTTGTTTCAAACCGTTTGTGTAAGCATTTCTCGACTAAGTTCATATCAGATGTTCTCCATAAAAATCGGAATGTTAAAGGGATAGGACATGCATGTTGCAAAGATTCCAATCTCTGTGTTGGATTTTTGCTGAGCCCAATCTTATATAAGGGGTTTCCCTCCGAATTGATTACATAAACAAATCCATCATTCTCGCTAGATTCTCTTTCTGTAATTATGCTATCAAGCGAAAAGGAAGGATCAAAATAGCTCGCGGTTGTGCCTGAGAGCACTTCAGATGCCAAGCGATCACGGAAAGTTTTAATTAATATCAAATATCCGCTTTCAGTTAGCAGGAGAAGTCCATTAGGTGCCGTTCGTCCGACAATTCCTGCTTCGCTTACATCGCATCGGAAGTAATGCCTTCCCTCTTCCATCCTTTGCTTGTGTTGGTTAAAATTGCGCCGAGCTGTACCTTTCGGTCGCCCATGCACTTGGTCCATTTGATCGAGTGTGATGACCCTTTGCCCATCATGCTCGATCGACTCGATATCCGTGTTGTGAATCCGAATCAGATCACGTGACATGGCCTTCCCTCCCATTTCTTTCCAAGTCTAAGCCTAAAAGTTCATCTCCACTCATATTTAACCCATGGGCCAAACGGATAAGTGTGTGAAGGGTCGGATTATCTGATTTGCCATTGAATAGACGCAAAATTTGTTGATAGGGTAACCCCGTTTTGGCCGCGATAACTTTGAGGTTCCACCCTGCCTTTTGTTGCTGCTGACGCAACCTGCTTGCCAGGTTCATATCGCACCTCCTAAAAATAAATATACCTCATATGAATTATTTTCGCAATTTATTTCATATTTATTCATTTCCTACTTGACATATATCATATATGATAGTATACTTATATTAGAAGTTAGGAACAAGAGGCGGACGGGAAAGGGCAGCAAACGGGTAGAGGAGCTGCCGAAAAACCCACCAACCGGAAACCGAACGCCCTCCCAGCCAGGGAGAAATACAGAAGCCCACAGGAGCTTTGAATCCTAGCCAC